TATAAAGACTTTATGTATTAATAGTAGTAATGCCTTACACTCCTGTATTCGCCCAAAACTTTTTATCGACAACCCCATTTGGTAGCGATCTCAGTAACCTGTTTGTAAGCGGCAATGCTTTTGTGGCCGGCACGATGAATGTCATTTCCAGAGGTTTCTACATGAATACCCTTACCGTCAACTCGAATCTGGTAGTCACGACCAACTCTTACATTGGAACGACCCTCAACGTTGTCCAGTACATCAACACCGCGTTCCTGAACACAGCCGGTCTCACAACGACCGGAAATATCGCAAATACATTCGGAAACGTCGCAATAACGGGTAATGTCATTACAACCAACGTCTTCTGCACGAACCTGATATCACAGTCTAACATCTCCAACACGTTTGGCAATGTCGCCATCACTGGCAACTTGGTAACTTCCCAGAACATATACTGTTTCAATCTGGTTACACAGTCGAATATCGCAAATACGTATGGTAACGTTGCAGTATCTGGTAACCTGATCACGACCAACATCTTCTGCACCAACCTCATCTCTCAGTCGAACATCTCCAACACCTACGGCAATGTAGCCATCACTGGAAACCTTATTACGACCAATATCTTTTGCACCAACATCATCTCACAGTCGAACATCTCGAACACCTACGGCAATGTAGCCGTCACCGGTAACCTCATCACTACCAACATCTTCTGCACCAACCTCATCTCACAGTCAAACATCTCGAACACTTTTGGTAATGTCGCCATCACTGGCAACCTTGTGACGTCCCAGAACCTGTACGCCGAGAATATGATTTTGCGAACCAACCTGATATCAACAACAGGTACTGTAAAGATTTCGGGAAATGCTATAGTTCAGAGAGATCTCCAAGTGGCGAGCAACTTGACTGTGAATGGTTTTATTACTGATTTCTTCGGTCTGATTGGTTCTTCGTATTTCTTCCTGTACAATCAGTTTAATCTTCCGGCCCCACAGGTGAAGAATAACGGAATAAACTTTTTCGGTATGAGTCTGAATGATTTCAACAACGCCAGTCAGGTGATTGCGTCACAGAGTTCCAAGTATCTGTATGCCATTACAACCAACGGCAATTTCAGATTCAACCAGACGGGTCTGTTCAAGGTGACTTGCGTTTTCGCCACCGACCATGCTCTTGGTCGTATCGGCGTTGGCAATTCTACAAACGACTATGCGAAGGATGCACGCCCTACAACAATGGCATATGCATACCTGTATCAGTATGACGTGACACAGGTACCCACGGTCCCAGTCACACTTCCAATCCTGGTGACTGATACGGCTCAAATTTATTACATTGATATTATGGCTTATAGAACTCTACCTACTGTGATTTACGAAACGGCAAAGCTTGCCGGTGATTATACAACTGCGGTTGGTGGTACATACATTGCGATCGGACCCTTCTGAAGCGGTCCCGAAGGGGCTGAGCTGCCCACTGGCTCGGACTCTTCGAGTCCGGTTTAGCGGGTCACTGCGTAGACAGTGCTTGGCTGATTAATAGTGACGTTGCGAGCAATGTTCTTCACGATGGTGTACACCACGACTGCCAGCAGGGTGGTGAACAGGGCGGACAGAACGTAGTAGTTGGGGTTGTTCTTGTTCACAACAACCATCATGCTGATCAGGAAACGGACAACGTCCATCCAGGCGATGGCGGCGGCGAAGGAGAAACCAGCCACCACTGCGTTCAGTGCCTGAGACTCAACCTGGGTAGCGATGTTGGCAAGGCCAGCTGGAAGCTTATACTGCTCGGTCGTGGACATTTATGATATACAAATAAAAAAAGTCAAGGTTCAGGATCAAAGTCATCCTCTTCCTGAAAGTTGGCATACTTGACCTTTTGTGGAAGCTCCTCATCCTCTTCATCCTCTTCGTACTGGATAGGATGAAGTTCCTTTGTGTATCCTGGGATATCCCAGGAATCTTCCATTAACTAACCTCCAGAAGTGTTAAACAGTAATTTACCGATACCAGCTTCACTGCTGAAGATGTTGTACGAGCGAGTATAGACACGAAGTAGTCTATTCTGGGCTGATGGTACAACTTTTACTGTGAGAAACTGTTTTTGTATTCGACCCAAATTTATAGTACCTGTTGGTTCTATATTCTCAGGATCTATACAGAGAGAATAAAGATAGAAGATGGTGCGGGTTGGTGTGCGCGTATGATAGTCCATGGGCTGAATCACACGAAGAAAAAGTGGCGTACCAAGCTCTTCTGGGATGAGATCATTTCCGTCAACCTGGAATCGTAGACTTGTCAAGTGATCCATAATTGTGTTGCTGTAGGTGAAATCAAAGACGTTCGAACCGACAGTATCATATTGAATCACAAAGAATAACTCCTTTGTCGGGCCAGTGAAATTGAGATAGAAGCTCTCCTGAGTGACGTTCGGCCTAATTGCTCCCTGGAAGAGCTGAGTCTGTTCTGTGAGATAGATTCTCTTATTGGACTGAAAATACTGAGCCTCTTTGTCACTAAGGTAGACGTACTCGAACATCATTTCCGCCCTGATAATGTCAGTGATGAGATAGGGAGGGAATGTAAAGGTGCTTGATTCACGAAACTTGATACGAATCTCGGTTGATCCTTGATTCATTGCGCACAGAGGGAAACCTCGCTCGCAAATAGAAAATGGCAAGTACAGATACAGTGTCATTGCTATGCTAGATCCGACAAGACCCTTTCCGGTTGTGTTACTGATGATGGTCTGCTTCGTTTCGGGAAAAGCAATCTCTTGCATCATTTCGTTAAACTCACCATAGTAGCGTTCAATAACCTTTCGGTCAATAAGGAGCTCGGCATATTCAATCAGGTAATTACCGATAGAAGTTGCATATGTTGAAACAGGCTTGTTGGTTGCTGGGTCAATAGGAATCTGAGGAAGGTGGACACGAATATACATGCGTGTAATCAAGTCACCTGCGTGAGGTATGGGCTGAACATAGAGATCGCCAAAACGAGGTTCACCTTTGAGCTGAAAAGCTAACATCTGCGTCTGAAATTTTGGACGGGCCAGAAACTCGTCTATGAAATATGAATATTGAGGACCGTACTGGACCATTTCATAGTCAGAACGACCCTCTATGAGCGATCGAACTCCTCCGGCGTCACCGCTCATTATCTATTACATAGAACTATTAAATAGTAAACCGGCGAGGCCATGTTGCACTCTTAGAATGTTGTAGTTTGTTGCATAGATGTTCACCTGTTTTTCATAAAACAAGTCGGGCGTCATGTTAACCTCCAAAATCTGTTGACGAATACGACTAAAGTTGACGTGCCCTGTCGGGTTACTGATTGCCTCTGGCTTCATGCAGAATGCATAAATGAATACGTTCGATGACACAATTCCATCCTTGTAAGTTGGAGATGTACGCTTATCCAGAACCTCGAGTGCACCGAGATATGTAGAGTCTATAGCGGATGATGTAAAAGCCTCCTGGCCATTGAAAGTTAGACCCATATTTAAGAGACCATTCTGTGAATAGTCAAAGAGATCGACGTTTCTGTTCATGTATACACGGTTTGCATCTATGTTTCGGTCATTCCGAATAAAGACCTGGATCTGAGTTACTGGATTGATGAAATTGAGCTGAAAGTAACCACCGACAGAACCTTTGGGCAGTCGATTCTTTGAAATCTGAAGTTGACTCACTAGATATGTAAGCTTTCTCTCCCTGAAAAAGTTGAGCTCCGGTCCAGTCAAGAATGCAAATTCTCCTATAACAGTCACATCCATAAATGGAAGAAATTGTGAGTCCAATCGAGGAATATACGTCTGGATATTATTTGGCTGGACAAGCGGAAACACAAACAAGAGTGATTTATCATATGACCCACCCTGATAAGACACTGTGACCGGAGTAAATCTTAACCATAAAGTCATGGAGTCGGCCGTAGAAAGAAGTGGTACATAATCTGCCTGGTTTGAATACTGGACAGAATCTATGGTAATTGGGTGTGACGAATCAATAACTGCTACAGCGTTTGCATCAACACCGAATGCGCTCAGATCGATAAGAAGTTCCATACCATCCTTTATAACTCCTGTATAAGTACCACTTGCGAGTGTCAACGTTGTATAATTAAACTGGTAAGGAATTGAACCAATCTGTATAGAGTTTCCAGGGTTGGGCGTCATCTGAAACTCTGAAAAGTCGGCTCCGACTGTATAGTTGCTTCCAAAGTTGTTGAACCGGACCAAGAGTTCTACATCCTGACGGTACAGGGCTACCAGTGGTATAGCAAGACCAGTTTCTCTGTAAAAATAGAATGGCAGATTCATAATGTAGGTTCGCTGGTTGTAAAGGGCCGAATAGTCATCCTTGCCGTACAGAATCGTGAGAGCAGGTTTGTTCTGAAGCTGGGTTGTCATGTCCATGTAATTCTGTATGTACTCGCCAGTTATGGTCTCGATAAGCTGACCACCGATGCGCAGTTCCACGCTGTCAACAATAGCAGCGCCGACACAGTTGGTATAAGAACTCTGGTGGGCTGTCGGAATAGTATTTCCCTTGATCCAGCCAGACTGAACAAGCGTAAGCGAAGAGGCCGGTCCACCAATAAACTGGGCCAGTGTCTGAGTTGTAGATATAGGATTATTATAGGGATCAACCTCGTACGGATAATAATCATTCGTAATGCCATAAAATTGTGACCACGCTATAGGTTTTTGAGAAATCTGAGCCGAGAGACCAATGTAGTCGCTCAGTTTGAACAAACCAGGGAAAGCAAACTCGGATTCAATCTGGGCACACGACAGAGACTGACCGGACAGCTGGGCTAAAAGCCACTGGTAATTACTAAATTGATAACCTGTATAGTTTGGTACAAAATACAATTCTGTACCGGCTTGTATGGCTGGGAAAATCTGCTCCTCATACTGGATAGTAATTGAGTCTGGTCCTGGAACTGCAATGACAATCGCATCACCGACCATTTTTAGCTGATAGCCGATAACTCGATAACCGTTTGAATACCTCGACGAATCTGAAACTGTTAGAGTTACTGAGGTCGACGGTGACGTATCTGCCGCTCTCGCCGAAACAGTTACTGTTCCTACGAGAGAGTTGTAAAGAGTCTGGAGTTGAGCCAGAGTCAGCTTTTTGAGGTAATTTATATTGTAATACGGATCTACTGGAGCATTGGGTGGTAACACCATTCTCCTCTACATGTTACTAATCTTTTTGTCAAGCTCCTGGACTGCAGCAACAAGGTGTGTAATGATGCGTTCCCAGCGTAGCGACATTGGATCACCCTGTCTGACGGCCCGAGGCTCAATCTTCTCCACCTCTTGTGCAATAAACCCAAGATCCTTGAGGCCTGGCCGGACAGAATGTTCGTTCCACGTAAAATCAACCGGTCGAAGGTTACGAATAACTTCAAGCGAAGACTCGGACGTGATTGTGACGACATCCGTCTTAAGACGACCGTCACACACAGTGTTGAAACCGATAATATCATCGGTCGTATTCAGGTTTCCAGTAATGTAGACATTACTGTACACGTTCACTGAAAACATACCAGGGCCACCATATGTCACGGGTGGTGTTGCTATATTTCCGTAAACATAAAGATCGCCGGACACAATTACGTTTCCATCCTGGACGATAGGCATGTTCTACTTTACTTTAACAACACAACTTTATTAGGCTCTTGCACCCGTAAATGTAATTGCTGTCGGATCGAACCCCCAAAATACTGCAGACGATGTAGTAGGAAATCCAATCTTATTGATTGTTGTCGGTACTGGAAAATATGAATACAGGACTTGTCCGCTTCCGCCTGTAGAATAAGTTACGTTGACTGGTGACGTGACTGGAATAATCTGTTGTGAATTGAAATTTACCGTCACGACATTACTGACGAATGAATTTGCCGATGTTTTGATTGTTGATGCGTACTGTAAACCCTTGACTGCCAAATTTGGAAACACACTGACGTTTGTAAACTCGACCGATGTCTGAGTCGTTGAAGTCGCATTCATAACATTTGATACGTTCGAAATCAAAAGGGGTGTGAGATTAAAAATAAACTGTGGTGCTGTATTCTGGTAGATGGTCACCTTATCCAGATATGTAATTATATTACCACCTGGTGCTATTGCTAGATTTGTAATAGAGCAGGTTGTTGGTTGATGATTCTCATCGTCAAACCCTATTACTGACAAATTACCAAGCATACGAAAATCTGTAAATGTCATGTTAATATTTGAAAAGTCAAACTGGGAGGGATATTGAATATTTGTCACGTTTGCATAGCACATAGGCATATCATTAAAAGTCATGGTGATGGGTTGATTTCCATTGATTGTAATGTACTCGGACGATGACAACTGGACAGGAGTTACAGTCGATCTATAAACATTCGTAGCGACAGTAACGTTTCCTGTAAAGAACGGTATTCCTGATATGTTACTTCCGATCGAAACTGGGAGCGTATTTGAAATATTGAGATTGATATTCGAGAATGGCTTGACAAGTGAATAGATTGATTTCCAGTTCCATGCATTCTGGGCATCATTATAGGACAGAGTGATAAAGTCGTTGCGGAGCCAAGGCAGACAACTTGCCGAAAATGCTTTTGCGGATGCAATCTGTGTCAGCCCATTATATACCTGGATGTCGACCGGTGAGAATATAGGCTGCCAGATGTAAGGAGTACTAAACGTAATATCGATTGTATTGTAAGAAAAGTTTACACCACCCGAATCAAAACTCTGAACCTTGTAAGGATTACTGATGGTCATTGTTATGTTTGATAACGCATTTATAGACGGAATCTTAACAGTGCGTCCGGTATTCATCTGATTAGGATAATCAGCGTTGAGCAAGATGAGACGGGCCGCTGACAAAGATCCGGTCAGTGTCTGGGAGATCGGGTCAGAGAATGGCGAGTATGTATTGTAGTACTTGACCGAACGTGTCACATACGAAATAGTATTCGATCCGTCTGAAAAGTACGTCTTGAAGTTTGGAATGTTGACACGAATAGCAGACTGTGTAGTTTGATCTATAAAGTTGTTCTCGTTAAAGTACGGATTAGTATTGGACTGTACAACCGTCTGTAGCGGATACACATATCCAGGTCCAGGTTTAAACAGGGGTGGTAGAGTGAGTTTGAGCGATGCTCCAAGTAAAAGATCACCACGATATGGAATCTTTACAAATCCAGAACCACCATACTGAATGGGTGTATTGAATGGATATTCTTCCGAGTACAATAAAAATGGAGAGTGACGTCTATAAATTCCAGTGAAATACGATACGTCAGGTTTACCAGTGAGATATGCATCTTGTATGCCCTGCGTTACCAGCTGGATAGTCGCAGACGACATTTACTATTATCAACGCGTATTTTTTAAATACGAAAAACCCGTGGTGATAACAGATGGCTAATAAGGCTGGTGCATACCAGCTTCAGCTTAAAAAGTTTAATCCAGCGACAATGCCTGACAATGCGACGTGTGTTTTCATCGGTAAGCGTCGTACAGGTAAATCGACGCTCGTCACAGACATTCTCTGGTACAAGAAACATCTCCCAGCCGGAGTTGTCATGTCAGCAACAGAAGATGGTAATGGCCACTATCGTCAATTTGTTCCGGATCTCTTCATTTACAACGATTTTTCTAAAGATGCGGCTGAAAAATTGTTCGAAAGGCAGAAGCGCCTGAAGGCGGCTGGCAAGTATGCACCCGTCTTTTTCCTTATGGACGACTGTATGTACGACAAGACTCGGATGAAGGAGCCTATCATCCGAGAAATCTTCATGAATGGCCGTCACTACAACATCTTCTTTTTGTTCACAGCCCAGTACGCCATGGATGTTCCGCCGGCGATTCGTGGAAACATCGATTATGTCTTTGTCCTGCGAGAGAATATTCGTAAAAATCGAGAGAATCTTTATGAATCATTCTTTGGCTGCTTCCCAACCAAGGATATGTTTTTCCAGGTGATGGACTCGTGTACTGAAAATTACGAGTGTCTTGTGCTCGACAATACAGGGACGTCGAACAAGATTGAGGATAACGTCTTTTGGTACAAGGCGCCTGTTCGCAAGAATTTTAGGCTCGGTTCAGATGCTATGTGGAACTATCACAAGACGCATTACAACCCAAAGGCTGGGAATCCATTAGGTCCTACACAAAGACCACGTGGTTCACAGCGCGTAGTTGTTCAGAAAACATAATCAGCCTTGTGAGTAATGGTTGAGCTAGTCGACATTTCGAGTGGTGGCGTTCGCCAGTCTTTCGACCTTACGACCGGCATGAGAGATCATATGGCCGTTCAGCCCCCGCCGTCATCCATGCAGCAGAATTCTCCACTTATGGTTCCGCCATCGAATCCTGAAAAAAATACTCTGTCTGAATTAGAGAACACGATGGCCTCTTTATCAACTCCGATCGAAGAGGTTCTTGACACGCCCATGGGACTTATGCAGCCTCAGGTTGGCATGCAGCAGCCCGAGATGATTGATGCTCGCACGGTCCAGACTCACCCTGCTCGCCCCGCAACTGCCGCCTCGTCGGGTGCCAACCCATTGAACCTTAACGATGATCAGCTCCAGGCAGCCATTGCAGGTGTTGCTGCAGTGGCTGCATTCTCGAAGATGGTCCAGTCGAAGATTGGTGAGCTCATGCCAACCGCCTTTGAGATGGACGGCCACCTGTCCACGACCGGTATGGCTCTGACAGCCTTCATCGCGGCCGTTATCTTCTACCTGCTCAAGAACTTTGTCGTGAAGCGCTAATCGTCGTCCAGCTTTTCAGCATAACGGAACCAGCCGGAGCCCCTTTTAATTTATAGACATTCGCAACTCTCGTCATGTCCACCTTGCTATACCCCTTTGACTTTGTCAAAGCAAGGTTCGCCGCCGACCGAATACACTCGGGCGTCGCCGGACCCTTTAAAATCACATGAGATCCTGGAACTCCCTGGGCATGAAACCACCAGTCGTCAGGATCTCCCATTTGAAAAGTAACCTTGTCATTCTCGATCGCATTTCGACCATACACGATTGTACATCCGGCAGGTGTTGTTTGTTCCATCAGTCTGATATGTGATGGCCGCAATACTTTCGGCGGGATATGCTTTTGTAGATACCTAATCTGCCAGCGACAGCCTTAAGCTTGTGTAAATTATCCCAGAAATGTCCCGAATGTTGATATTCCTTAACGGTTACATGAGCAATCTCGTGCAGAATGACATGCAAGATACTATTGATGTCAGAACCATCTATGCATATGAAAATCTCATACCCCTTGTTGACGTTATAACCCACCTGTCCCTTACTCAGTAATCCCGTAATCAAATACCTTTTTTGTAAAACCGGAAACTCACCTGTCGATCTCAAATGATCCAGCAGAAACTCGTACCGTTTTATCGCCTCTTTGAAAGCTACCGGCTGCTGAGTCGACGAGTACAAGCAGACCAGCGCCACAACTATTAGTATGGACAGCTTGATGTCCATCTCCTACTTTAACTTGTGGAAAATAAATCGGGAATAGATGTCTGTAATTTTATCAT